ATGGCTTGGCCAGTGGTTCGGTTGGGGGAGATTGCAGAGCAGGTGTCACGAGGTGAACCGCCTGCTACGGGGAACGACTATCGTCTGCTCGGCGTACGTCTCTGGGGCCAAGGCGCTTATGAACGCGAAACGATCGATGGATCTGAAACCAAATACCCTACGCTTTACCGCGTTGAAACTGGCGACATCGTGGTCAACAAGATTTGGGCTCGCAACGGAAGCGTGGCAGTGGTGGATGAGAATCTGCACGGCACGTTCGGATCGTCCGAATTTCCTACATATCGGACCGACATTACACGGCTCCTGCCAAACTGGTTTCGCCTTTTCACCCTGACAAAAGACTTATGGAATCAGTGCGACAAGCTTTCTCGTGGCACGAGTGGCCAGAACCGACTGCGCCCAGCACGCTTCCTTGAAGTCGAAATCCCGCTCCCTCCCATAGCGGAGCAGCGGCGGATCGTTGAGCGGCTGGACCGGGTGGCGAAGCTGGTTGAGACCAGAAACCAGGCCGCCGCCGATGCCGCCGCCGATATGCAGGCGCTGCTGGCCAAGGCCTTCGCCCGCTGCATCGAAGGCGCGCCCCGCCACCCCATGGCCGAAGTCGCCCCGCTCGTGCGCCGCCCCGTGGAGATTGATCCCGACGGTGAATACCCCGAACTGGGTGTCCGCTCCTTCGGGCGCGGCACATTTCACAAACCGGTGTTGGCAGGCGCAGAGGTCGGGTCCAAGAAGCTGTTCGAGATCGCAACCGGCGACCTGCTGTTCAATATCGTCTTCGCCTGGGAGGGTGCGGTAGCCATTGCGCAGCCCGAAGACGAAGGCCGCGTTGGGTCACATCGATTTCTTAGCTGTGTGCCTGATCCCGGAATCGCTACCACGGATTTTCTGCTATTCTATTTCCAGACACCAGAGGGTTTGCAACGTCTTGGTGAAGCGTCGCCAGGCGGAGCCGGACGCAACCGGACGCTGGGATTAAAAAAGCTCGCCGCGATCGAAGTGCCGGTACCATCGCTCGAGAATCAGCAGTGGTTCGATCGCCTCCAAGCAAAGGCCCGCCGGATTCAGGCGATCCGCGTGGCATCGGCGCGCGATGCCGAGGCCCTGATCCCGGCACTGCTCCATGAAGTGTTCAACGGCAAGATGGCCGCATGACCCTCAGGGACCAGCCTGACTGGTTCGCGGACATCATTTGATCCGGCAGGTCGCCGTCTTCCGGAACACCACGCTGCCGATGCCGGTCAGCGCCAGCACCACGGTCAGGACGTCCGCCTGCGTCAGCCCCTCGGGCAGGATATCGAGCGCCGCGGCCACGCCCCACAGGCTGCCGATGGCGCCAGTCCAGATGGCCTTGGACGCCCACCAGGGTTTCAGTTCTTCCATGTCGTTTCTCCATAAAAAAGCCCGCTGGAATTGCGGGCGGACGGATTGGTGATGATGTCGGCCGGTCAGGCCTCGTTGGTGGACAGCACGCCGTTGGCCGCGAGCTGGACCGGCTTCGCGCTCACGGGCGCCTTGCGATAGGCGGGCCGACGAATGGCAATGCAACGGTCCCGGACGATCCGGGTGATGGTCACGCCGTCAGACTGGTTGCCGCCCAGCACATGGAACGCGCCGTAGTCCTCGCCAACATAGAGTCCGACATGCCCCGAACCCTGTCCCCGGCGAAACACGAGGATGTCGCCGAGTTGGGCCCGGTCGGCCGGTTTCCCGAACTTCGCCCAGTTGCGCGCCCAGAGCGGACCTTCGACCACGGACTTGCCGGCACGCCTGGCGACCACGGCCATAAACAGCCCGCACCAGGGAATGCTGTCGGCGGTAAATGTGCGGGAAAGCTCGGATTCCTTCGCCCAGCCCATAATGGCAGGATTATTGGCAGGCCCCATCACTTCGAATGTGCCGTAGAGCTTGCTGCCTTCCTGCAGCATCAACGGCAGCGGACGCAGGTCATCGATCCAGCCATAGGCCGGTGGCAGCGGTTTCATGGATGTCTCGGGAAGTTAGCGGCCCGACAGGCCCTTGACGGTGGCGTAGAGCACCGCGATTGCGGTCGCGGTGTTCCAGGCGTCGAGAAGGTTTTTCACATCGGCCCGCAAGATCGGCCCGCACCTGCTCGATATCAGCCTTCAGCGATGACTGATCCTGTTCGATATCGTCCATGAGACTTCCCCGCTCGGTCGTTCAGGGCACTGCCCGGATTGCAGTTACCTCGACCCCGTCGTTCAGCCCCAGCGGAACGATCGAGGTGATATTCCAGAGGCCGCCGGCAAAGTTGATGCGGTCGAGGGCGCTCAATGCCAGGGTCTTGTCGTTTGCGATCACCCGGAACGTCGCGGGTTGCGACGCAGAGATCTGCGCAGCTTCGCGACGCTCGGCGCCGGTGCCCCAGATGACAAGGGCCCACGCGCTGACGTAATCCGTCCAGGTGGTTATCTCGCCGCCATAGGGATCTTCGATAACGGTCTTGCGCTGGAAAATGACGCGGCGGTTGCGCGGCCCCGCCCTCACGATGCACCCCGGCGATAATTGCAGAGCAGGCTGTCGAGCGTCGACCATGCCCGATCTGCCTTGATCTCATGATCGGCAAAATAGTCCGCCACGAGCAGCCTGACCGCGTGGACGATGGCGTCGGGCACTGCCGAATATCCAACGACCGCGGTCAAGGTGACACGCGAGCCGTTCAGAACCGCCGGCCAGAACTGTCCCGGCTTCAGCACGGCGGAAGCCGCAAGGCCGTCGCTGCGGACTTCGTATATGCTGGCACTGAGCGTCTGAGCCGCGCCGGCGGTGTCGACATAGGCAATGGACGTCACCGATTGCAGCGGCACGACAGGAATATGGGCCAGGTTCGCAAACCGGTCGGCGTTGATGGTCACCGTTCGCGTCACCAGCGGCGTTCCGGTATAGCGTTCGACATGGTCGCGTGCAGCCGCGATATAACCCGTCAGCTCACTGTCGAAGCTGGTATCGGTATCGACGATCCGGCACTGGTTTTTCGCCGCCGCGAGCGTGATCGGCTCCGATGCCGGCGGGACAGTGACAGTGGGCGCATACCACATCAGCGCTTCTCCGCCGGCTTGCGTCTGACCGCCCGTTCGACCTTCCCGCCAGCGATCGGCACGGCAAATCCCGCCTCAATCAGGCGCAGGGCCTCACCATCGGGGAAGTCGTGCTCATCGCCAGGCGAGAGGGTGTAATGCGGGCCGGACAGGCCGGTCGTCATGCGAATCCGTATCACCCGCCCGCACTCGCAACCTTGAGGACGCCTGCGTCATTCCAGATGGTGACGCCGTCTTGTGGATCGGTGGTCGGAATTGCCGCCAGCGAAATGCCGCCGATGGTTCCCCCGGTTTCGACCGTGATCCTGCCGCCCGCTGCGACCACAAGTTCGTCGCCGCCCTGCCTGAAATAAACTCTGGTGTTGTAGGACATGTTTCTCTCCACATGTGGGGGCGAGGCGCAAGGCCCCGCCCGTTCGGTTACGCCTGGATCAGGTGCTTCACGGCTGCGGTATCGCCGAGCTCGCCGTCGAACCGGATGAGCCCGGCAATGCCGAGATCAGGCCAGAAGCGTTCGCGCAGGACGCCGATGATCGGCGCGCCAACCTTGCGGACGTAATACTTCCCGAAGTCGCCGAAGATGACCGGCTTGGTGCCGGTTGCCATCGAAGCCATCGCCTGGTTGACGCTGTAGCGATAGCCCAGCAGCGTCGGGGCAACGCCGTTGGTGAAGTCGCCCGCCTGCCACAGATAATCGCCGGTGCCGTTCTTGAGCTTGCGCACCGCGGCGAGCGTTGTGTCGTTGAACATGAACCGCACCTTGGGCGAGGAGCGATAGGCCGGATCCACCGAATGGATCAGGTCGATCAGCTCATCCGCCGTGATCGCTGCTACTGCCGCCGCGGTCTTGCCGAGCGTGGAGGCCGTGACAACACCATGGGGATCGCCCGTGCCGTCGCCGATCGTCAGCTCGCGGTTGGCGATGCGGCCAAGCCGTTCACCCAGCAGCGAGCCGAGCAGCGTTTCCATGTTGAAAATGCTGTCCTGCGCCAGCTCCATCGAGAACTTCACGAACTCGGTGTCGTAAACGTAGGCGTCGAGGCGCTTCTGGCCGAAGGTCACATCCTTCCCGCCGTCATCGGTCAGCGGCGTGCCCTCGGTGTGCTTCTCAGCGGTCACAGCCGTGTCATCGACGGTGGGGATGTTGATCTGGTTGCCCGAGCCGGTGTTCAGCACGGTGCAGATGTCCTCGTCATACATCGGCCCCCAGGCCTTCATCGCCTTGATGATCTCATTCGCCAGTTCGACCGGGACGGTGTAGCCGCCCGCCGTGCCCGACCCGCCGGTCGTGGTCTGCATCCGGCTTTCGACATTCTGGACGCCGGCCTTGAGGACGGCGCGCTCCTCGCCGGTGAGTTCTCCGGGATCAGCGCCGCCGGCCAGAAACCGGTGGAACACATGGCGATAATCGGGGGTAGCACCATCGGTCTGGATGCGTGCCTCGCTGTCACCGGGAATGGGCCGCCGCTGGGACCGCTGCTCCTCGGCGCGCTGCTCGAGACGGGCGAGACCCTCCTCGCGTTCGATCTGCTTTTCGAGACGGTCATAGTCCGCCATGGCGGCATCGTGCTGCGTTTCCAGTTCCGCGGCGCGGGCCTCGTCGGTGGCGGCACTGATCTGGTCGAGACGATCGCGGGCTTCGGAGACGATCTGTTCCTGGCGCTGGCGCAGGTCTTTCAATCGGGACATGGGATAATCCTTTCCAACAAAAAAGCCCGCACGCTGGCGGGCCGTTCGATTGGGCTTGGGCAGTGACCTCAAGCTTTACTCACCGACCTTGCGGGTTCGCAGGTCGATGGAAACCTTGCGGGCAAGCACGCGATTGGCGGCGGCCCGAAAGTTGTGCTGGCGCCGGTCGCGGCGCGCGGATTCAAGCGAACGCAGCGCGATGGACGTATCGTCATAAGCCGGGAAGGCCACGATACTGACCTCGCGCAAATCAACCGCCTGGATGGTGCGAGTGGGAATATCGCCGGTCTCGTCCCACTGCTGCCGGGTGACGATGAACCCGAACGACATGCCCGAGATGTCGCCGCGCTCGATCAGTGTCGCCAGATCGCGGCCATCCTGAGTATCGGGCAGAACGATCTCGACCGCCAGCCCGGTATCGTCCTCAGCAAGTCGCAGCGTGCCTGCCGTGGTGCGGCCGATCACGCGCCCGCTGTCATGATCGATCAGCGCGCGCACATCGCCGCCGATTGTGCCCTGAAAGGCGCCCGGTGCAATAATCTCGCGGAACTGACCGCCAATATCGGCGGTGCTGCCAAACACCGCCGCATAACCGGTTATGGTCGGGCCATCGCCGGCCGATCGGACATCGAGCGGCCGCACCAGCGCGCGTCGTTCCATCGTCATGCTGTATCTCCGTTGGCTACGGCCGCGGCGTCGACGCTCGGAGGAGAATTGGTGCCGAGCGGCACGGTCGCGCCCTGGATGTAGAGCCGGTCGCCTTGCGCGCGCGGCGGCCGGTTCTCGAGCGCGCGGGCTTCATCGGGGGTAAGGATCGCGTTCTGGATCCCTTGTGCAAGCCCGGCCATGCGGGCGGCAAAATCGCCGCGCATCAGGCCGTCGAGATTATGCTCGACATAGCGGGCACCACCACGGGGCCCGAACAGCTTGAGGTTGAGTTCCTCTTCAAACGCCTTGGCCCATTGTGCGATCAGATGCTTGACCAGGTGCAGGTCCTGCTGCTCGGTGTTGGAAAAGGTGCCATGGGTCAGATCCTGCAGGAATACCGGCGGCAGGTTATAGACCCGGGCGATCTCCTCGACCTGGAAGCGGCGGGCCTCGGTCATCTGCCCCTTGGCCGGATCAAAGCCGACCTGCTTGAGTTCATGGCCCGGCGGCATCGGGAAGATCGGCTTGGCGGAAGCCTTGGCCGCCTCGATGGCGCGGTGGATATCGCCCATCGCCCGGTTCATCGCTTCGGCGCCCTGTGGGAGCGGGCCCGACAGCGCGAGGGGCGGGACCCCGCCGCCGGCAAAGAAATCCCCGGCATAGTTGCCCATGGCCAGCGCCAGGGCGATCGCCTTGGCGCCGTTGATGATCGGGCTGTAGGAACCGAGCTGGTCGCGCTTCAGGAGATAGGGAATGTCGATGATGTCGGCGGCCGGATAGGCTTCCGCCTTGCCGGCAATGGCATAGAGTTTGCGGCCACCCTCCCGTTTTACGGTGGTGGCGGCAGGGTCCATCGGCCAGATGGCGACAATATTGGCGCCGCTGCGTTCGATCCACGACACACCGCGCCCGCCGGTGAATACCTGCTGCCAGAGATATTTGCGCCAGCCATAACTGGTCCATTCGGGATTGGGGGCTTCATTGAGCAGCCGCTGGACGCCGCCGCGGATCCGCTCCGCCCCTTCGCCCTTGGTGCGATAGGCATGGAGCGGCAGGTTCGCCATGGATGAGGCCAGAAATGTTACCGCCGCCGAGACCGCCGGCACGGTGAGCGCACTGTCGATGGTGACGGCGGGCAGACTGCCCGACTGGACACCGAAGAAGGCGAGGAAGTTTTCGCTGCTCACCGGGACAGTCGGGCTTTCCGGCGAGCCCCGCATCTCGAGCCCAAGCCAGTCGCGCCAGCCCATCACGCCACCAGCCTGAAGTTAGGGTCATCCCAGGGAGAGATGGGAACAGGGACAACGCTGCCCATGGCCGCGCCCAGCGCCATGCAGAGCGCCACCGCGCAGTCGATCTTGTTCACAGCTCTCTCCTTGGCCAGCCAATGGTTGCCCCAGCGGTCCTCATCGGTGACGGCCGACATGATGGCCGAGACGAGAACGGGGTTGCGTTTGAGGCGCAGGCGCCGCTCGAGCAGCGCTTCCTCGACCAGCCGGACCGAGCCCGGCATCCACAGGCCCTCGCTCATCCCCTCGGTCGGCTTGCCGCGCCGGGTTCCACCCTGGGGATGTTCGACAAAGGGCAGGGCAAGCCCGAGTTCGGCTACTTCTTCCTCCAGCCGGCGGAAGGCGTAGCGATCGTAGGCGGCGACACTGATGGCGAACATCCGGTCATAGTCGGCGAGTGCCTGCGCGACCTGGCGCAGGCTGATATTCTCGCCCCTGGGCGCATGCAGAAATCCGTCCCGGACCCAGGTCGCATAGGGCGCCTTGTCGCGCAGCTCGCGCGCGGCAAGCGTGTCGCCCGGCGTCCAGGCCTCCACCCAGCCATCGAACAGCGGCTTGCCGGCATGTTCGCCGGACTCGACGATGCCGGTTTGCACGATGGCGGCGAGCGCGGTGATGTCGCGGTTTTGGCTGAGGTCGAGCCCGAGCGCTACGCGGGCGCCGGCATGATCGGCAATCTCGAAGTCGGCGAGCGCCGGCTCCACCGTCGCCCGGGTCATCCAGGCGGTCTCGGCATCGGTCCAGACGCAGAAGTGAAGCCGCAATATGCCATTGAGCTGCCCCGGAATCGCCTTGGCCTGCGCCACCGTCTCGGTGAGATATTCTGTAGTGATGGTAACGCCGAGCAGCGGGTTGGCCTTGATCCAGCAGCCGGGATCGGCGAGCGGATCATCGCCCTCGTCGAGCGCGCAGACATAGCTGAACGTGGTATCGTCGATGATCTCGCCAACATAGGTGGGATCGGTCACCGCATCGATATTGCCGGCCGCGACCTTGATGGCGTGCTCATGCTCTTCCCACGCTACCGAATTGCGATTGGAGCCCGAGTTGGTGATCATGAACAGCAGTGGGTCACGCCGGAACTTGAAACCGCGCTCCAGCATCTCGATGATCGAGCGGTCGGGCAGCTCGTGGATCTCGTCCGCCAGCACGAAATAGGGCCGCGGCCCCGACCCCGTCCTGCCGGTATCGCGCGATACCGGACGGAAGAAGGATCCCGAGCCATGGTGCGCGATGTTGAACTCGCGGCCCGCACCGCCCGAGAACTCCAGCCGCCGCGCGAGGGCAGGGGACTGCCGCACCATCTTGACCGCATCGGCAAACAGGATGCCGGCCTGTTCGCGCTTGGCGGCGGCGGCATAGATTTGCGCGCCAGCCTCGTTGCAGGCTGTCATCCCGTACAGACCAATACCGCCGGCGACCGGGCTTTTGCCATTGCCTTTGCCCTGTTCGATATAGGCGCGGCGGAAACGCCTGCGGCCATCCTTGCGCTTCCAGCCGAAGACCGAGCCGATGATGAAGGCCTGGCTGGGCTCGAGTCGGAAGGGCTGGCCCTCGAACTGACCTTCGGACAGTTTGAGCACCTCCTCGAAAAAGCCGAAGGCATGGGCTGCGGCATCGGGATCGAAGTGGATGCCGTCGCTGCGCTTCAGGTCGTCGAGGTGACGGCGGCACGCGTTGCGGACGTGCGGACCGGCGATGATATCTCCGGAAATGACGGCCCGGGCGTAATCACTGGTGCGGTCAGCCGAAGAAGCGGTCGGCGGGGTCTGCGCTTTCCGCTGGCGTGTCGGCGACGATCCTGGTTCTGGCACTGGGCGTCATCCCGAATTCTGCGGCGTAGCGCATCATGTCTGCGGCGGCCTTGTTGGCGGTGCCGACGAGCGGGTTCTGGATGGCGTTGCCGTTGGTGGTTTTGATCATCAGGCCGCCGGTCAGCTGGTCCTTGTCGGCCATCTTCGCGATCGCCCGTTCGGCCTGGACCCAGCGGCCATAGGCCTGGGCGTAAGCAGCAAGGGCGGCGCGATCGACCTCGGACAGGAGGCCTATACGGTGGAGCCAGATTGCTACCCGGTTCCATTCTTCGAGCGCATCGGCGGTCAGATGCGCCGGCGCCGATGGTAATGCGGTTACGGTGCGAGGCTCTTTACGGTTGAGCGGTCGTTTGCCGCGATTGCCCTCGACCAGCTTCAGCTGCGTCGGTTTGGGTTTGGTGCCGGGTTTCACTGCGGCGGTCCTTCAACTATGCGTCGTGACCAGCCTGTTTCCAACACCAACACCAAGGTCATGACAATTTTCGGATTTCTGCTCTTTGCCGCCGCGGCCATTGCACCCTCTGGGGAAACCTTCACCTGCACGCCCACTCGGGTATGGGACGGCGATGGGCCGATCTGGTGCGCCGAAGGCCCGCGCATCCGTCTGTCCGGCATCGCGGCGCGAGAAATGGACGGCAGCTGCCGGCCTAATCACCCATGCCCGAAGGCATCGGCACAACAGGCGCGCGATGCGCTGGTCAGTTTGATCGGCCGTCCGACCGGCGTGTCCCGGGAGGGACATATACTGGTGATCGGTCCGGCACTGCGGTGTCGCTCCGTAGGTGGCGCTGGTGGTACGCGGACTGCGGCCTGGTGCGTGTCGCCGAAGTCCGGCGACCTGTCCTGCGCGATGGTCAGGGGTGGCTGGGCGCTGCGATGGGATCGGTATTGGCGGAATCATCGATGCTGATGGAAGCAAGACGGGTTCATCGTTGTTGTGGCGGATGCCATGGGTTAGCCTGACCTGACGCGAATCCCGGACAAGGAGTATCCTCATGGCCGACAGCTGGCTTCCCACGCTCATCACCAAGACCCCGCAGGAAGGTTTCGAACTCGCGACCAAGCTGGCGCGGCTCGGTGTCAAGTTGACCCAGCCCTCAGCGGAAGTCCGGGACAAGCTGCGCCCGGAATATGACCATGATGCAGCTCAGCTGATTGCCTCTTCCCAGGTGATCGCTACTCATTTCCAGACGGTAGCCGCCGCCAACAAATACTGGCGGAATTAACCGACGTCCGTTGAACTGTGCAGCATAGCGTCGTTAGCGCCATCACGACTAGCGCTGACGGTGGCGAAGGTTCGCCCATCCGCTTCGAGGGTGGCCTGCTGGCCGGTAAAATCCTGCCAGCGTGTGATGATCACGTCGCAATAACGCGGATCGAGTTCCATGAGATACGCGGTGCGGCCGTTCTTTTCAGCGGCGATCAGGGTGGTGCCGGATCCGCCGAAGCTGTCGAGCACGATATCGCCGCCCTTGGTGTTGTTGAGCATCTGGTACTCGAACAGGGCAACGGGCTTCATGGTCGGGTGTTCGCCATTGCGTGACGGCTTATCGAACTTGAGAATGGTTGTCTGCTTGCGGTCGCTGGCCCACAGATGCCCGGCACCGTCCTTCCAGCCATAAAGGCAGGGTTCGTGCTGCCAGTGATAATCCTGCCGGCCCAAGGCCAGCGATGACTTTTCCCAGATAAGACACTGGCGGATTTTCCAGCCTGCATCGATTGCCGCACCCCGGAAATTATAGCCTTCGCTGTCGGCGTGCCAGATGTAGAACACGGCGCCCGGCTTCATCACCGTGCTGGCGGTTATATAGGCATCGCGCAGGAAATGACGGAACTCGTCATTGCCCATATTGTCGTTCTGGATGGTCAGCTTGTCTTTGGTGCCGCCTTCATAAGCGACATTGTACGGCGGATCGGTCAGCCACATGTCGACCATCTGGCCGGCGGTCAGCTTTTCCATGTCATCGACGCTGGTGCTGTCGCCGCACATCAGTCGGTGCTTGCCCAGCAGCCAGACGTCGCCCGGGCAACTCACCGGAATTTCCGGAGGGTTCGGAATCTCGTCTGGATCGGTCAGACCCTCGGTCTTCTCGGCGGTCAGGGCGGCCAGTTCATCATCGGAGAAGCCGGTGAGGCCCAGGTCGAAGTCGAAGGCCTGCAGGTCGGTCAGTTCGACGCGGAGCAGCTCGGCGTCCCAGCCGGCGTTGAGCGCCAGCTTGTTATCGGCCAGCACATAGGCCCGCTTCTGGGCTTCGGTCCAACCGGCCGCTACCATCACCGGGATGTCGGCGATGCCAAGTTTGCGGGCGGCGAGCACCCGTCCATGACCGGCAATCAGGCCGCCATCTTCGTCGACGAGCACCGGAACCGTCCACCCCCATTCGCGGATCGAGGCGGCGATCTGGGCGACCTGGTCCTCGCTGTGGGTACGGGCATTTCGGGCATAGGGTACCAGCGCCGAGACGTTCCTGCGCTCGACCTTATCTGCCGGCCAATTCATCATGTGACCCCCGGTCGTTAACTCGCGGCTGCGTGAAGTTCTGGTCCCCGGCGGTTTCCCACCCGAGAGCGACTGAGAGCGAACCGCCCCCCCGGGGTTCAGGCACAGGGCCAACCCTCGACATTGACCTCGATCCGCCTGCGATATCCAAACTGCTCGGTGGTGCGGACCTCATGGCAGGCAGCACAAAGGCAGCGGATATTATTGTCGTCGTCGCTGCCGCCTTGGGTGAGCGGCACGATGTGGTCAGGCACAGTCGCTGCCGTGACGATGTCCCGGGATTTGCAGTCGCGGCAAAGCGGCTCGGCCTGGAGGCGGCGTCGGCGCTGGGCGACAGCAGCCCGTCCGCGCAATCGTTCCGCCATATGCGTCACCTTAAACGAACAACGCCCGGAAGCGGGTGGGCTCCGGGCGCAGTTCTTAATTCTCTATTTCGGAAGGTCTACAGCAGGAGGCAAGTCTGGTCAATGGAAAATTCAACAATAATATAATAGATTCAGTTTGTTATCGTTCTTGGTTGGCAGGAGAATCTGACCGCGAACTGTCTCCGATCCGGAATAGCCGACACAAGGCATCGAGACCGTGGCCAAGGTTGATGATGTCCGCTGCCGACCAGTTCGCTGCTTCAGCCTCATAGCAAACCACTGCATGAACAAGGACGCTGGGCTTGCGATCGACGGCGCCAGGCGCATCCTCGTCGGCGGTGCGCAGCATCATCATTGCCGCAGCAGCGCGGCGGCGAACCTTCTCGACCAAGGCCGGGTCATGGTCAGGCGCGCTGCCACCGAAAATGCCCTCGTTGATCAGCAAGCCGGTCACAGAGCGGGGCTGGTCCATGGGCAGGCCCATGACCGCACGGTTGCGGGCCATGATCTCCCCGTAGAGTTCGCCAGCCGCATATTGGTCAGCGGCAATCTTGCCAGCAAAGGCGAGGCGGCCCAGCGCGGTGCCCAGCCGCTTGTCCTTGGCCTGCTTCGCCGTCACCCCGTAATGGCGCTGCCGGGCCTCGATTACCGTTGCCAGCGCCTCGCGCTGGAGCTCGCCGATGCCGGGCTGCACCAACTTGCCCGAAGGATGCCGCTGACCGGCTTTCCGCTTACGACCGCGCGCCATGGTTCACCCTCCCTGCTGCGGGAGACGGTCCGTAAAGCTTCTCTCCCAATTGACGGACGAGTTCGCGTTCGGGCCAGGACAGCCGGGGGTCGGCCGCCGAAATGGCAAGCACGCCCATTTCTCTCCAGCCATCGCGTTTGACCTCATCGGCGCTGCGGCGCTCGCCGCCATAACCGCGGGGATGCCACTTCATTGTGTGGCCTCCCCGGCCAGAGCCGATGATGCACCGACACCGCTGGGGCGGAGGGCTAGGAATGGGGCGCGGATCGGCAATACCGGGCGGGCTGCCATGGGAGTGGATGCGATGCCGATAGGCAAAGCGGGGGTATGCGAAGCCATACAGGTCTCCGTTATGCTGGGTCAGGACTGAAGGTTTGGGAAGCGGATCAGCGGATCATGGAGGCGCGCGTTGATGTGCGGAAACAACGAGGCGCGGGTTCCCATTCTGATGGGGGACGCACACCGACAGGGGTGCGCCCCCATTCTTTAGAATGGGAGTTTCACACCGACAACTTAACAGGGGTGTTAAACTCGCAGAAAACTGCCAGAAATTGAAGTTGCGGAAGGCAGTCGTCGCCAGTGCCTCCGCAACTGGATTGTGGGTGCTACGGCGTATTGTTGCGCAGAGCTGGGGAGGTAGTTGCGAAAACCGCCCGCAACTGGATTGCGCGCGTCCCGGCGAAGGGCAGCGCAGCTTCGCGGATTCAGTTGCGGATGATCGCCGCAACTTCCGCAACTGGATTGTGCGCGAAGCTGCGCAGGGCGCGATTGTCCGGGGCGCGGTCACTGGTCCTCCTCCGGATAGACCCAGACCCGCGGGTTCTCGACCGGCAGCGGCCCACCTGACTGGGGGCATTTGAAATGGCTCGGCAGGACGTCGAGCATGCTGCGATGCAACTCGCCGGTGTCCTCATCGACAATCTCATCGGTCCCGGGAAAGACCATGCCTTCGGTGCACATGAATCCGAATTTGGATGTGGTGCCGCCCAATCCATAGGGGCCGCCGTCTCGCACGAATTTGATATAGCCCTTGGTCGCGAGCACGCTGGTCCGGTCCCGGATGGTGTGCTTGCCGCCAAGCCCTGCCTGGTTCTCAAATTTCTCGGCAAACTGCGTCGAAGTGTAGAGTCGTCCGGCGGCTGCCTCGTCGAGCAGGATCCCGAGAATTACATCATGCTTGCGCACGCGTTCGGCATCCAGAAGATGGCCGATTTCCTGACGGACCAGCCGGTCACTATTGCTATCCACCTCCATCCATTGACCGCCGCGCTTGTCGATGAGCATCGGATCGAGGGCGGGACCATTGCGTAGTTCGATCTCGAGCCGCCGCTCGCTATGGGCTTCCAGCGGACGATGCATGATGATGCCTGAGGTATAGAAACCGCGCAGGGAACTCGCACCTGACAGCGCCTGGAACGGATCCTCACCAACCTGCTTCTTTGTCAGCTTCTTGGTATGATGGGCCAGGATCAGTCCGGCTTCGGGAGCGGCGGCATCGCGCAACGCCTCGACCCGCTGCTGCAGGAAAAACAGCATGGCGGCATTGTCGTTTTCTCCGCCACCGTCTGGGCCCCCGTCGAACACATTGCGAATGGGGTCGATGCAGATGATGTCGGGCGGCGCGTCCGGAAAATACCTGGCGATCGCGGCGATCGCGAGCGCGACGCCCTTGTCGTCGAGCAACAGGTTCAGCTTTGGTGTGACAATGAGATTATCCCGTGCCGCTGCCAAAACCTGCGGATCGAGACGGATCGCCTGCAATCGTTCGCGCAGATAATGATATTGGATCTCGGCCTGAAGGTAAAAGATCCGCAGCGGACGAGGCGGCGTAAACCGCAGAAATGGCCTGCCAGCTGCCAGGTGCACGAGCATGCAGATCAGGAAATCGCTCTTGCCCACCTTGGGAGCGCCGCCCACAACCAGCATGCCTCCGGGGGTCAGAACGCGCGGTGCAATGATATCGTCGGGCATCGGGCCGCTATCGTCGAGCAGCGCACCCAGCGATAAGGCGGGCAGGGACCAGGGTGCGCGGTATCCAGCAGGGGCGGCCGCCGGGCCGTTGCGCTCCCGATGGCGCTTCGAAATGCGATCGGCTTCCTCGCGCAGCCGTTCGAGTGGCCAGCTGGGACGCAGCATGGCGGCGTTATATTCGCAGATTGCTTCCCAAGCCTCGTCCTGGCTGAGCCGGCCTTCGTGGATCATGCGGATGTAATGGCCGATTGCCGCGCTTGCGCCGTCGAAGCGGGTCCAGACATCTTCGCCGCCTGCACGCACTGGCGTCGTCAAGATCTGGTGGAGGGAAGGTTTTGATGTCGGGGAAGGGGGCGGCGGGCTGAGACCCGGCAGCATCGGCATCGCGGTGACGGCGGCGGCCATCTCTTCGAGATGGACTTCGTTCGCGCCGCGATGATGCAGAATGTTTACGAGGAGGCGTTCGCCACCTTTCCGGTATAGGGTGCCTGCGACGCGGATCGGCTGATGGGCCGATCGGAAGGATAGGTCGCCGCCGACCTTGCCAGCGATTTCGCCGCGCACCCGGCACAGGAGCGCGATATCTTCGCCCACTGCTGGTTCCGACAGCCGCCAGTAGAGGTGCAACTTGCGCTGCCCCTCAGTGGTCAGCCCGCCAGACGCGACCTCGAGCGCCGGTTTGCCAAGATAAAGCGCAAGGTGATCCCGCTTGGCATTGATATCGCCATGGTCGAGATCGACGAGAACGGTCTGCATCTGCCGGACATCAGCGGCCTTCGCCTGTCCGGTTTTCAAAACGGTACCTGGCACGACGAACACGCCCATTCCCGCATCGGCGACCGACCGGGCGAAATCTGCGATCTTGGGAGCGGCTACGGCGTCCGCAGGCATCCAGATCGTCTGCGGCGCGCGATTCAGATCCTGCCCCTTGTCGACATAGGCACGGACAGGAATGAGGCCGTCGCAGTGGCCCACGACAACATCAACGAACGTCGCGATCTGCGCCGGGTCGGACATAGCGGGGGCGCCGTCTAGCGGCTGAGGAGAATGACGATCCACAGGACCTGCTCCGCCGGAAGGGTCGCCAGAAAGATGGGGAAGCGCATGTTACTGCGCTCCGGGATTCTGGCGCGCCGTGCGGTCGCGCAGTTGTTCGGCCTCGAACGCCTCGATGTCCTCGAGGCGGTAAACCACGCGGCCGCCGAGCTTGACGAATTGCGGGCCTTCGCCGGTCCAGCGCCAGCGCTCAAGCGTGCGGTGGGAGATATTCCAGCGATCAGCGAGATCGATCTGATTGAGATGCTTTGTCATAATATCACTCCGTTGATCCGAGGTTTTCCGGGCTTCGAGGAGCCCCTTGGAAGTACGTCGATTTTCGTTGGAGTGTGCGTTTCGCGATATAATCAGTGCCGAATTTTGTTGTGACGCGGCGCCTCTACCGGCGCGCACGGTACTGCGAATTATGGATGCCAGCTGTGACATCGACCCGTTGGCGATGTGACATCGGCTATTCCTGCTGCAGCAAATCCCCGAGTGACAGCTCGCGCAGCTGCGGGTTGATTCGATATCCATTGCCGGCCTGACTTTCGATCAGGCTCTTCCTATCCAACGGCAGCCCCTGTCCCACGACCAACTGCTCAGTCACGGCCTCGCGTAGGCGTCCCACCTGCTGGCGCACTGACTGCTCTGTAATTCCAAGTTCCGCCGCAAGTTTTGGGGCGGAAACGAATGGGACATCTTCGCCTTCAGACTTGCCCTGGCGGAATGGAGCGACCAGCGCATTGAAAAGCTCGAAGTTCTTTCCGTCCAGTACAACGTCACCTCGGAATCGGATCGCATGAGCCTTGGCATCGACCGCGAATTCAAGAACCGGCGCCGAAAGCCGGTCGACAAATTCTTTGGCATCCTGTTGATAATTTGAGGGTTCGCACACTTCGATCCGCGATCGATTGTGAAGCATCGCCAACAACGACCCGGGCGGGAGTGTGCCGCGGATCAGTTCTGACCGATTGGTTTGCGCAGCACCCTCAAGAACAGCCATTACGTCGTGATGATGGCGGAGATACATATCATAAATGCGGTCGGGCGCTTCGTGCCGCGGGGTATCAGTGAACTGATCGATCGCGGATACAATTTCCGTATATTTCGCGAGGAACCGGTCTTTCGGCACGTCCCCAAAATCCCGGAAAAACTTTACATAGGCTGCAGCCATCCGCACGTCGCGATCGTGTGTGCGATCACCAGTCAGGAGATCTACACGATAAAGATCAGCGGATTCCACTTCACCCAGACCGGCAGCAAGCACCGCAAATCGCCGATCGATGCATTGCGAACATACCCCGCAATGGGGCTGCTTTTTCGTCATCGCGCGCGGGCGCGTGCAGCTGTTCGTTTTCGCCAAGAGATCGGCACCGCTATGTTCGTCAATCTTTCGCGCCACATCGGTTTTGGTCAGCCACTGAAACGGTGTCCGGACATTGATCTCTCGTTCGAGGATCGATGAGAAGAACGTCTCAAAGCCCCGGATGACCCTAGGATGTGTGGTTCGGGTTGCACGGGCTCCCAGGACGTCCGCAGCAATCGGAATGTTGAGACTGACCACCCCGTTTTCGTAAAATGTGATCTCGTCCTTGCCGAACATCCTGGCGACAACGACGCCCAGGGTTGCAAACAGGAAAGACCGGGTGCGCTGAGTATATTCGACAGGGTCTGAGCCAGTGTTTGTGATATTCACCGGGACGAAGAACATTCGTGGACCGGAAGCGCGTTGGTTTAGGGCTTCAATCAACTGCTTTTGAATGTTGAATATCTTGGATGCGGCATGGTGACCGACCAGCACCATTTTTTTGCCTTCTGCCTGCGCTTCGATCACCCCGGCAAATGAATCCATTCCCCCCGAGAAAAGTGCGATTTCATCGGGCTGATCCGTACGATCGGTAAGGTCGGAGAAGTAGGCTTCGCTCGCCGCCAACGGGGACTTCGCCGGAACAAACTCAAATGTATAATGGTCGTCTGACAGGAAGCCGAGCATATTTTCCAGGCCTTCCCGGACTTCCTCACGCTGCCAGATGATGTGTGATCGTACAGGAATTTGAAAGACCATCCTGCGCCGCCAGCCGGCACCATAGTCGGTCAGCAATTCTGAACCACGCCTTGTCTGCTGATCTGCGCAATAGACATAGGCCGCGACCTCAAGCAGATCGAGCAGGACATCGGGAATATTGCTGACCAGGGCCTTGCTGATATCTGCGATCCGCAGATTGATGTTTCTGGCTGCCCCTTGCACATCCATTGCCCGACGGTCGCCTTGCGCCGGCAGCAAGAAATCCACGCCACCACAGGCGAATTCAAATTGCACCGGACGACGCCCTTATTGCCAATTCCGCACTTATCTTTGTCAGGGCGTGGGAAGCAAAGTTACGCGTCTGCAAACGCGAGATCTGCCGGTCTTTGACATATACGTTCTTTGCTAGCCACTCTCTCGAGAAACCGCGCATGATAAGCGTCGTCTCTTCACAATGACGACGAACAGAACGATCGAGAAGTGACATGTCGCCAAGCGAATGTGCCAGTTTGTCGGGGCCAATATGCTTGGACCATTCCCGGTCCAGGTAGTAGCGAATGTTGCGCTCTGTCAGCTTCGTGAAAAATCGTTGGGCAAGTTCACCAAATTTGTCTGGTGATCCCAAGGTTGCCAGCGTCGTCCTTTCGTCGTCATTGCCAGCCTGCCAAAGGGTTGGAAGCCGCTCCTGTGCCACTTCATAAAGGGCCGCGATCCCGGCTTGGCGCGACATCTCGCCCAAATCGGTTATGTGCGCGTCGGCCCGACGAATGACCTTTTCGATAGTGGTATCAAAGCCGATCACCACGTCCAACAGGGACGGAACTGACGGGGCTTCAATTCCAAGCTCTTTAAGAGCTGCAGCGAAATCTGCGGATTTTGCAGCCTGCGGAATCTTGATTAGCAACCAGCATACCTCGACGAATGCAGCATCGTTTGCGGCTCGTTTCAGAGCTTTTTCAGTTGCCTTGTAGATGGCGTCCGCCAACGTCGCCACATCAACGTCTCCTGCGGCAAGGTAGGCGACAATGTCTTTCCATTTTCGAGATGCAGGCAATTTTCCAAGCCTGACGTGCCCCATGGAAGCCCCTCCCTGTCGCTAAAACCAAGCGATCGAAGCACAGGCTATCCATTTATTGCTTTTAATCAATCATTACCGTCATCATCAGTACATCGCTTGTCGAATGTTTTCCGTTTTCGTTGAAAATCTCAAACGGTAAATATGTCTATCGGCATCATGATATCGGTGCTTTGTCGCAATTCGGTATCATAATATTATTGATACATAGAAATCGCCGAAGACAGTTCCTTTCGTTTTGGCCCGGAAATCACGAATCAAATTACGCAGATTTTCTTTCCGTCCGATCTGCACCTCGGATCGAGCGGGCCTCACATATCGAACCATTTCTCATGATTGCGCAAAACCACGACAAGCATATGATATTGCTTGTTTCCATGAGGATCGCCCGCTTACCGTCTTGGCAATCAACCTCCATTGCGAACGGTCTCCATGCCCAGCCAGACACCCAAACCAAATGGCCTTTGCCCGACCCAAATGACCGCCGACGCCCGGCTCTCCGAGTTGGGCCGCATCATCGCTGCCGGCATCCTGCGCCTGCGCGAACAGTCCAGCCCTTTATCTGATCATGGCGGAGATAGTTCGCTCGCTATCCTGCCCGCCAAGAGCGTCAGTCGTCCCGGGGCACGAGCCCGGATTGGAGAATGATGATGCAAAAACAGGACAATGCACAGGTGCTGGCCAGGCTGGCGGCCCTGAAGGACATGACGGTCAGGGAACTGAAATCAGAATGGCAGGCCCTGATGGGATCGGCGGCGCCCAATAATAGCCGATCGTTTCTGGAGCAGCGGCTGGCCTACCGGATCCAAGAACTGACCCTTGGTGGAGTGGCCAAGCCGGTCAGGCAGCTGCTCGATGCGCTGGCCGACGAGGTCGAGGGCAAGAAGGTCCGCAAGTCTGTGATTTCTGATCCTCGCAACCCGTTGATCGGCACGCGGCTGGTGCGCGAATGGGACGGCGCCGAGCATGTCATCACCGTGCTGAGCGACGGGTTCGACTGGCAAGGGCGGCGCTACAAGTCGCTGTCGGCGGTCGCCCGCGACATCACCGGCACGCAGTGGAATGGCTACCGCTTCTTCGGCCTGCGGGAAAACAAGAGGGACGCGGCATGACCGACATTGCACCCCGGCCGCGGCTGCGCTGCGCCGTCTACACCCGCAAATCGAGCGAGGAAGGGTTGGACATGGAGTTCAACAGCCTCGATGCCCAGCGCGAGTCCTGCGAGGCCTATATTGCCAGCCAGCGCGCCGAAGGCTGGGCCTGCATGCGCGAACGCTATGACGACGGCGGGTTCTCGGGCGGCACGCTTGATCGCCCGGGGCTCAAGGTCCTGATCGAGGATATCGAGGCGGGGCTGGTCGATATCATCGTCGTCTACAAGATCGACCGCCTATCGCGTTCGCTGATGGACTTCGCCAAGCTGGTCGAGCTGTTCGACCGGCACGGGGTCACGTTCGTGTCGGTGACGCAGGCGTTCAATACCACCACCAGCATGGGCCGCCTGACACTCAATATCCTGCTGTCCTTCGCCCAGTTCGAGCGCGAGGTCACCGGCGAACGGATCCGCGACAAGTTCGCTGCCAGCCGCGCAAAAGGCATGTGGATGGGCGGATTCGTGCCGATGGGTTATGATTTGGTCGCCCGCAAGCTCATCATCAACGATGCTGAAGCCGCCACGGTGCGCGGCATGTTCCAGCGGTTTGTGGAGTTGGGCTCGGCCACGACGTTGACCCGCGAGCTGGTGGCGAACGGGACCCTCAACAAGCGTGGGCGCCCGATCGACAAGGGGTTTCTCTACAAGCTTTTCCGCAACCGGCTCTATCTGGGCGAGACCGTCCACAAGGGCACCAGCTATCCCGGCGAGCATCAGGCGATCGTCACGCCCGAGCTCTGGGATCAGGTGCATGCCATATTGCAGGAGAGCCCACGGCAGCGGGCGGCCAATACCCGCGCCCAGACCCCGGCGCTGTTGAAGGGACTGATGTTCACCGCCAGCGGCATCGCCATGACGCCGACCGCCACCAGGAAGGGCAGTCGGCATTATCGCTACTATACCTCCATGGACGCCATCCGGAACCGTGCGTGCGAAGGTCGCGACAGCTTTGTCCGGCTCAATGCCGGCATGGTGGAAACGGCCGTGGTCCAGCACATCCGGTCGCTGCTGCGCGCACCGGAAATCGCGGCACGGGCGATGGAGGCAGTGCGCCGGCCCGATCCCGACATGACCGAAAACGATGTGGTCAGCGCGCTGGCGGGTTTTGATGGGCTATGGGAGTCGCTGTTCCCGGCCGAGCAGGCCCGCATCGCCCGCCTGCTGATCGAGCGGGTCACGGTCAGCGCCGAGGGACTTGCGGTCGACCTGCGCACTGAAGGCCTTGGATCGGTCATCCGGGAAATGGTCACCCCGAAACAGGAGTTGGCAGCATGAGCGCACCTACCACCATGCGGGTGTTCATCCCGCTCACCATCCGCAAGCGCAATGGGCGGCCGAAGATCGTGCCGCCGACGGACATCGTGCCGGACACCGGCGGGGTGGATCCGCACATCATGAAGGCGATCGCCAAGGCGTGGAGTTGGCGGCGCAAGCTTGACACCGGCGTGGTCGCCACGATCGACGATCTTGCCCGTGCCGAAGGCGTCACCCACCGATACGTCGGGCGGACCATGCGGCTGGCTTACCTCGCGCCGGCCGTGCTGGAAATGCTGCTGACACAGCGCGCCGCGCCCGCGATCTCGATTAAGGAGATGATTATCACGGCCGACCTGCCATGGGCGGAGCAGGAGGCAGTCGTGTTTGGCGCGGCGTGATTTGACGCAATTGATACTTCACCGCTGGGGTTGGTCTTTAAGGCCAATTGCGGCACACAGCCTCAATGATCGATCTTATCCCTTCGGAGTCCGATGAGCTTGCAACACAACTCTCACCGCTGTTGAGAGCCGCGCTTCTGACCCTCGAATACATGGATACCAACGGACCTATCGGTCTGACGCCGTCAAAGGCGTTGAAACGCTATTTTGTGGAATGGGCAGCCGAGGCGTTTGCCTGGCCAAAGTACACCGCCGCGGACCTTTATTCCATGAACAAGGTTCTCAACGAGGTCGACTTCCCGCCATTGGTCGTACTGCACGATCTCCTTGTAGGACTGAAACTGGCACGCCATTACAAAGGCGCCATGCAGATATCCAAGTGGGGAACCAAGGTCAGGCACCGGCCCGGTGTTGTTCTGGCCGTTCTGGCCGAGCGCCTGATGCACAACTACGACCACAGCCAGCATACCCGCTTCGGGGACACCGTGTTCGGCAACTGGGACATCTTCTTCAATGTCATCAACGTTGAAGCCCATGCTGGGTGCAGCGACGATCATCTGTGCCAGGTTCTTTATGGCAGCAGCAAAGAACGAGACGGGATTGCCCATTCCCGGACAAAATCCGCATTCTACATTCACGTCCTACGCCCCTTGGTGTGGCTGGGGCTGCTACAGGAGCATACCGTGGGCGGTGGGCTCGAGCGCGAGCGGATCTACACGAAGACGACGCTGTGGGCTGTAGCGCTCAAGCTGGAGACGGATCGGCATTTGCCGGAATTGGTGGTGAATTGATTCGTTGCTCGGTCAGGGGCCAAAGCGCTTACATACAGGATCGCCGACCTCGATAGGTTGCTCACCAAACAACAGACCTCGACAGCCGAAGGCTGAACGGTGCGCGTCTTTCGAACAGGTTGTCTGACGGGACAAATCCTGCCACCTCGCACGGCATGGTTCATCCCGTCATCGTATGGTTCCGGCGCGACCTGCGCCTTGGCGACCAGCCAGCGCTAGCGGCTGCCGTCGCATCCGGGGCTCCGGTCATCCCGGTTTACGTGCTTGACGACGATACACCTCGTCATCGTCGCATGGGCGCGGCATCACGCTGGTGGCTCCACGGCAGTCTTGCCAGCCTTGATGTCGAATTGCGCACACGCGGCTCTCGGCTGGTGTTGCGGCGGGGGCGATCCGACGAAGTTTTGTCGGCCTTGGCGAGGGAAATCGGCGCGAACGAAATTCACGCGATACACCATGTCGAACCATGGTGGCGCAATGCCGAACGCGCTCTGGAGAAGACGGGGGGCGGCAGCCACGCGCTGTATCTGCATCACGGCAATTACCTTGCCCCGCCCGGCACGGTGCTGACTGGCGGTGGCACCCCGTTCAAGATCTACACGCCGTTTTGGCGAGCGCTGAACGAGCGGATGCCGCCGTCCATGCCGCAGGATGCCCCATCGCGCATCCCCGCGCCAGACAACTGGCCGGCAAGCGATGCACTCGATAGCTGGAACCTGCTTCCCGAGCGGCCCGACTGGGCTGGCGGCATTCGCGCCGAATGGACGCCGGGCGAGGCTGGAGCGCGCGCGAGGCTTGATGAGTTTGTCGACCGGGCAAAGCACTACGAGGGACTGCGCAACTTCCCATCGGTCGAAGGCACTTCGCGCCTGTCGCCGCACCTTCACTTCGGCGAGATCTCGCCTGCGTCCGTCTGGCAAGCGGTGATAGAGCAGGGTGGCAGCGTCGGCACATTCCTTGGCGAACTGGGCTGGCGTGATTATGCCGCCAATGTCGTCGTGCAGTTTCCGGACTATGGCGCGCGGTCGTACAAGCAGGAGTTCGACGCGTTTCCTTGGCGTGAAGGCGATGCTGCGGACGCAGACCTTGCCGCATGGCAGCGTGGGCAGACGGGCTATCCCATTGTAGATGCCGGGATGCGCCAACTCTGGACGACAGGCTGGATGCACAACCGAGTGCGGATGATTGTTGCCAGCTTCCTGATCAAGCACCTGCTGATCGACTGGCGGCGCGGCGAAGAGTGGTTCTGGGATACTTTGGTCGATGCCGATTATGCCCAAAACGCGGTCAACTGGCAGTGGTCGGCGGGAAGTGGCGTCGATGCCAACATGTTCGTGCGGATTATGGCCCCATTGACCCAGTCGGACAAGTTCGACGCGGCTGCTTATATCCGCGAATGGGTGCCGGAACTACGCGCGCAGAGTGATGCCGAGATCCACGACCCGGACCTGCCGCGCACGCGAGGCTATCCCGCGAAGCTGGTGGATCATTCTTCGGCACGTGCAAGGGCGCTGGCGGCTCATGCCGAGATGAAGGAGCGCGCTAGCTAGGGCGCAGTAAGCTGCTGCAGATCTGACTTTGCCAAGGGATTTGACCGATGGCGAATGCGCGGTTCTGGAACCTTTCTTTCCGCCGCTCTCGAATGTCGGATGCGGCAAAAAGCCTGTCGCCCAGCTTCACGACCCGGTGGGGGGATATCCCAGCCGCAAAGATGGGGTAAGAGTGCCTCATGGTTGCTGCCTATCCCGACTTGCCTGACGCTGCTGTCGAACACATCAGCCAGATGCTGACGCTCGCCAAGCGCAAGCATCAAGAGGCGATCGCCATGCTGGGCACACCCGATCCTAGCGCAGTTCCTCGACTGCGCGAGGTGCTTCGGTTGGTTGAGGAGGTCGAGCTGTTGGCCGACGACACCTCAACCTACATCGAAACCGACGTAATGAAGGCGGCCCTCAAGGACCTGCATTTTCAGCAGGCCAGCGTTCAAATGGCGATTGCCCAGCTTGAGCAGTTGAAGGTGCGGTCACCCTGGGCAACGCCTTGGCCTTGGATCACTCTGATTGTGCTGGCTTTGCTGATTGTGCAAACCATAACCTGA